ATTAGGGTTATACTGGTATCCGCGTAGTACAATGAATGCCACATATAGCCGACTATTTCGGCAAGTTGTTGCCGTGGCAGCAGGACAGCAATATAGAGTTGATTACTTTAATTGGGCTGACCTTGCTAGTAACGCACGCGGGACATTACGGCTAACCAATGTAAATAACGGAAAGTATTTAGATACAGCGAACGGATTAGTTTATTTTAATGATGATATTCTTCGAGCTGCCGTTAGTTCTGGTTTATTTATGTTTCCCTGCAACGTATTGTATTGCGGATATAATAGAGAGATTGAAAAGTTGCCTATAACAGCAAGTATAGCGTGATAGGAGGATAACTATGTTCAACAGGCGTTTATTAATAGATTCTGGGGGGGAGCAGCAAACTTATTCTGTGCTTGAAATCCATGTAGACACGCCCGACGGCGATCACGTTCGGTCAGCAAGAGTGGAGCTGACTTACAACGGTGAAAGCAATCTAGCTAATACTGATAATAAAGGAATAGCCGTTTTCTATGGAGTGCCGACAGGAACAGAAATATCTTATACGATAACGGCGGCAGGATATAATGCGGCTACAGGGAAATGGATTATTCCCACCGACGTCGAATATGAAACAGAGTATGTTGTTTTATCCCCCTTTGAACCCCCGCTGCCAACAAAGGAAACTGTATTGTGGAAGGGTAGTACTGT